ACTAATGAAGGCACCGCGACACTCAACACGTGGCTCGACTTGGCAACGGTCGGTCCACGTTTTCTTGTTCCGTATGCTGGTGAATATTTTTCCGGAGGTACGGTAAATGTGTACAGCAATGTTGCAGGAGTAGGCGCTTGGTTCGGCATTTCGGCAGGTGCGACAAATCCTACTTTTCAGATGCCGAATACGATTTCGACGGTGAATCAGGGCTATATTTCTACAATCATTGGGGGCAAAATCACTGTTGCTGCTGGGAGTGATGTTCGATTGCGTTATCACAATGCGGGTCCTGCGAATACGATGAATTGGCAGTACCGCTATCTTAGCGTTCAACCGGTGAGGATCGGATGACTGCCGCACGCATTAAAACAAGTACAGGTTGGCTCGATCTTTCTGCGCCAGGTCCACAGGGTCCAATTGGCCCTACGGGTCCACAGGGTCCAGCAGGCGGAATCATCCCGCTCGTTTCGTCGCTTCCTTCTAGTCCTGCCGACGGACAGGAAGTGTACTATCTTGCGGACGCCGCGAACGGTGTGGTTTGGCATTTGCGTTATCGTGCAGCTTCAACATCAGCGTACAAGTGGGAATTTGTCGGCGGGCCATCGCTGTATGGCTACGTCGCTGCAAGTGAGAGTCGTGCAAGTGCAACAAACGGTGATCTTACTACGCTTGGTCCGGATGTAACGCCGCCGCTTGCCGGTGATTACGATGTGGAATGGGGCGCACGGATGCAGTCGTCCGTATCCGGTGTGTTTGAAGCATATATGAGTATTCCCGCACTTGGCACAGAAGCGTGTAGCCATATTTTCGCGGCTCAGTTCGCCGGAGGAGATGGTGTAATAAAACTTCGCAAAACAATTACGCCTGTGGGAACACTTTTACGGGCAAAGTATTCCACGCAAGGCGGTTTGCAGGCGAGCTTCGGGGGTCGCTGGTTGGAAGTGACTCCGATAAGGGTCGGATAGGAGGGCCATGCAGATTCACGTTTCGATTACCCTCGCCGAGGGCGAAGAGCTAGAAGAGGATGCGAACACGCTTGCAAACAGCATTCTGAGCGTTGTTGGCGGCGACGAGGAGAAGGATATTTGCTCAGTCAATGTCATGCATCCGGCTGTACAAGGCATGGCCGGTAATATGCCGCCACCGCTTTCGGAAGATGCCTCCAAGTGAGTATATTCTGGCTGTTGTATCGGCGTTGTCTAGCGTAGCTGGCTCGGTTTGGGCCGTCAAGGCGATAATCAAGCACGAAATGGACCAATGCGAAAAACGAATGGAGGCTTTCAGGGAAGGATTGAAGCATAGTGAAAAAAGCAGTTAGCATCATGATTATATCTACGATCCTCGCCGCTGCGTCCGGATTCTTCATCGCCTCTGCGATTGGACAAGATAATCCTCCGAAAAGAGTAGTTATTACTCTTCGTAATGGTGAGCAGGGACCGCCCGGACCACCTGGTCCTAAAGGCGAAAAGGGAGATCCAGGAGCAACTACTTGTCCGAACTTGTTCGAGACGGGAGAAGTCGTCATCAATCATCCTGGTGGTCAGGTCACCATTTATGGGTGCATAAGGGAGGGAGGTTAAATGGCAAAGTACTACGAGCTCGAGCCCGTCTATGACATCGGCGAAGCTCCGTTCTTCAATTTTCCACGTCCACTGTATCCTCCAGATCATCCAGATGGGCCGGTTGAAGATGGGCCTGATGTCGAAGTCTACAAGATCATTGCCTGGTATTTCGGCCGTTGGTTCACTGTAGATGGGAAACCGCAGAGTCCAACAAATTTCGATCGCTCATATTCGAACAATTTCGCTCATGGCAAGGGGTCGAATGTTGGTGACTCGGGAATTCAGGGTATCCAACGACAAGCCGAGGTTGCCGGAGCGAATGGCGTGATTGGTCATCGTACTTTCGATATTTTGATCTATCAGCGCATTCCCGAAGGATTACCGAATGCGGGAAAGTTACCGCTTGCGATCAACAAGCGCGCCGCTGGATTGCTCGAGGAGGCGTATCAGCGTTTTCATAAAGAGCCGGAGGACGATGCGCCAGCTTCTGGCTCGTTCAAGGACAAGATCAAGGCGCATATGGAAGCTCGAGTCGGGTTTACCGAGAATCCGTCTGGTTCCAACTTCGACAGTCGCTCGAACGGTATTCACAAATGTCAGGACGTGACTGCCAGTGGGCATTGGCTCGATCGTACAGCTTGGTGCGGGTCCTGGTGTCAATATGCGCTGACTGCGGGTGGGTTTAAGGTGAACAGCAATCTAGCCAGCGTTGCCTCCATCGAGGGGATGGCTAAGAATGGTCAATATCCGTTTCGCGGTTGGTCAACGAATCGTTCCTCCGTCAAGATGTGTGATCTGGTGATTGTCGGTGGATATGGGGTTCACGTGGAGATGGCTCGTGGAAAGATGAATTCCGATGGAAGCATTCCTACTTGGGGTGGAAATACCAGTGCTGGTACTTCTGGGAGTCAATCGAATGGTGGAGGTGCTTATCGCCGAACTCGTTATCCAAGTGAGATCCGCGGTATTGCCCTTCTCCGGGATGCACCATGACACATAAGCCGAATCTAGAGACAGAGCCGAATGCTCCCGATTGGTCATCGGAGCCGCGTTCGGACGATTTGCTTGTACAGCAGTTGAAGAGGACGTTGCAGAAACCGTTTTGGAAGCGATCTTTAAGCGATTGGCGCCATCGTAAGAGAATCCAAACAATGGTCGAGCGTTTGAAAAAGCTCGGCTTCGAATGAAAAGGAGAAAACGTGGAACCGAACAATCCCGATCAGCCCGATCAGCCTCAGCCCCCTTCGCCAGAGCAGGATCCTGGCCAGCCGTCCCCTGAGGGTGTTCCGGCCCCCGATACGGCTCCTCCCGAGCAGAGGCCCGAGGGAGACGACGATGCCAACAACGGCGACGAGGCAGATGGAGAGTGAGCCATGGGATTGGCTCTGATTCTCATTGGAATCATCGTCTGGCTCTTCATTAATTCGCTCTTAGGCGTTATTTTAGTAATTTTGGGTCTTGTACTGTTTTTCGTGCCGTGGGACAGCGGTTACGGCTACAGCCATTTTCGCGGACGAAGAGGACCCTAAGTTTAAGAACGGGGTGAAGTAAAATGGAACAGAGTATTCTTACTAGCACAAAGAAAATTTTGGGGATTGCTCAAGATTATACTGTATTTGATCTCGATATCATCACTCATATCAATACTGCGTTCTTTACTCTCACCCAGCTGGGAATTGGTCCGGCTGAAGGTTTTATGATCGAAGATGAGAGTGCAGTCTGGACTGATTTCATTCAAGACGATTTGCAGTATAATTCGGTTAAATCGTACGTTTTTCTCCGTGTTCGACAACTCTTTGATCCACCCACAACATCATATCTAATTGATGCGACCGAGCGGCAGATCAAGGAGCTCGAGTGGCGTTTGAATGTGCATCGAGAGGAAACGGGTTGGGTTGATCCAGATCCTCCTTTGCTTACCGAAGACGATGCATATTTCGACCCAAATCTGAGAACACTCAGACGATGGGAGGATAATGGCACCAGAAGTGCAAGAAGAACAAGAAGTTTCGAAGCAGGATAAGAAGGAAGAGAAGGAAGAGAAGAAGGAAGAGAAGCACGAAAACGCTGAAAGCCGTGGCGAAGCCGAAAGAAGGGCACAGGAAGCACAGATCGCAGCGGACAATCAGCGACGGCAGATTCGGATGGGGGTTATTGAGGATCCAGACAACCCCACAGAGCCTGAACCGAAAGAGGAGTCTCAAGAGGAGTCTCAAGAGAAGTCCGAGGAATCGACTTCTATGAAGACAGAGGAAAAGGCAGCTGCCAAGCCAAGATCAGGAAGTCGTAAGAAGTAGAATAGGAGAGGAGATGAATGCTCCTGAACTTGTAGATCATATTCTCCATTTCGGTGTCAAAGGTATGAAGTGGGGTGTTCGAAGAGAACGAACGTCTAGCCGTGGGGTTTTATCGGAAATTAGTGGAAAACCCGAACGTCGTGTCGACGAACGTTGGAGGAGTACTCAGGTCAGAGGTCGGTTTCCTTCGATATTTCTTACCAGCAAAATCAATAGACAAATCGGAAAAGCCACTTTCAAGGCAATGAAGCCGGATGTCAAGGCGCTTAACAAAAGACCGGAGTTTAATACTCGTCAGGCTAAGAAAGAGATTAAAGCTGCTAGTACGAACACGGAGCTTCGAAAAAGTGGCATCGCAAAGCAGTATTACGATGAGCATGGCAAGATTTTCGATAAGCATATCCGGGCGACAGCGCCAAAATTCATGAAAACCAGTCCTTCTGGTAAGTGGGAGACAAAACTTTACGTCTCAAAGAATGGAATGTGGACTGCATACGTAAAAGAAGTCGATAGTGCTAAGCACGCCATTACAGAGAAAGACGCTGACCTCGTAATTCGAGCACGTCCTATTTTTGACGATGATGGATACCTTGTCGATTTCGAATTGGTAGAAGACGCCATGAGTCAAGGTGAAGAAATTGTCAACGAGCTTCTTCATTTCGGCGTCAAAGGTATGAAGTGGGGTGTTCGTCGTAAGGCTACTGTGGGACCCGAGGAAGTCATTGTTCGAGATTCGAGGGTGACCGGAAAGCGTCTCAGGTCTGCCGGTGGTAGAGGACATCCCGCAACCACAGAAGCTGTTCGTGTACGACAGATCGGACAGATCGGACAGAAAAGTGGGCTCAAAGCACTTACGAATGACCAGTTGAATGAGTATGCGAAGCGAATTCAGCTCGAACAGAACGTACAGCGACTTCAGTACACGCAGAAGAATCCTGCTCAGAAGTTCGTTGCGAAGCTTCTGGGACAGACAGGCAAACAGACAGCTCAAAATGCTGCAAATGAAGTCGCATCTCAGCAAGTCAGGAAACGCATGATTCAACTGGGTCTATTGGCTGCCGCATAAAGAGGGGGTTGGATTGAGCCTCTCTAATACTGCCATCCCGATTTATTACGGCCAATTTCGCGAAATGGTCATCCGAGGAGAGATTCCTGTCAATCGGGAAATCTCTTTGGAGATGAATCGGATCGATTCGCTGATCAATAATCTCAATATCTATTACGATGACGAGGCCGTCGAGGGATTCATTCGTTACTGCGAAGGCGAGTTGACATTAACGGATGGATCGGATCTTCATCTACTCGATTCGTTCAAGCTCTGGGCCGAACAGATCTTTGGCTGGTACTACTTCGTCGAACGTAGCGTCTACGTTCCTACCAAGGACAACCATGGCGGTCATTACGAGAAAAGGCTGATCAAGAAACGCCTGACGCTCAAACAGTACCTGATAGTCGCACGTGGAGCCGCCAAATCGATGTACGCATCGGTCATTCAGAGCTACTTTCTCAACGTCGACACGTCGACTACCCATCAGGTAACGACTGCTCCGACGATGAAACAGGCTGATGAAGTCGTCTCTCCGATCCGTACATCGATTACACGTGCTCGTGGACCGCTGTTCAAGTTCCTGACAGAGGGATCTCTTCAGAACACAACGGGATCCAGAGCCAACCGAGTCAAGTTGGCGGCAACGAAGAAGGGGATCGAGAATTTTCTCACCGGTTCGTTGCTCGAGATTCGACCGATGGCCATCAATAAGTTGCAGGGACTGCGACCCAAGATCTCCACGATCGACGAATGGCTGTCCGGCGATCTCAGAGAGGATGTGGTTGGCGCTGTAGAACAGGGAGCGTCCAAGCTGGAGGACTATTTAATTGTAGCTATTAGTTCGGAAGGAACTGTCAGAGCAGGTTCCGGTGACACCATCAAAATGGAGCTTGCAGACATACTCAAGGGTGAGTACTTTGCACCACACGTTTCGATCTGGCATTACAAGCTGGATGAAATCGAGGAAGTCTCCGACCCGGCGATGTGGGTTAAGGCGAATCCGAATTTGGGAGCGACCGTTTCCTACGAAACGTATCACCTTGACGTGGAGCGAGCCGAGAAAGCTCCTGCTTCTCGCAATGATATCCTCGCCAAGCGGTTTGGCATTCCAATGGAGGGTTATACATATTTCTTTACATATGAAGAGACGCTTCCACATCGTCATCGAGAATTCTGGCAGATGCCCTGTTCTCTCGGAGCCGATTTGTCGCAAGGTGATGACTTCTGTGCGTTCACATTCTTATTTCCACTAGGTCGTGAGAAGTATGGAGTGAAGACTCGGAGCTACATCACTGAGCTCACGTTGATGAAACTTCCCGCCGCCATGCGGCAGAAGTACGAAGAGTTTATCAACGAGGGCAGTCTCCATGTGATGCCGGGAAACATTCTCGACATGATGGAAGTCTACGAGGATCTTGATCGATTTATCATGACTTCCGAATACGATGTTCGGTCTCTTGGTTACGACCCCTACAATGCGAAGGAATTCATTGCTCGCTGGGAAGCGGAGAATGGTCCTTTCGGTATCGAGAAGGTGATGCAGGGATCGAAGACTGAGTCGGTTCCTCTGGGTGAGATCAAGA